CTCACGGCATCGCTTGTGCTGACGCTTCCAGCCTCTCCAGTTTCCGGGGATTGGGTAGCGGTGCAAAACAGCAGCGGCACGGCCACGGCAACCATTCTGCGCAATGGCAAAAACATCATGAGCACGGCAGACAACATCACGGTGGACGTTGATTCACCCGGTTTTCGGCTGGTTTATACCGACGCCACGCGCGGCTGGCTTCTGGTTTAAGGAATATCAATGAATCTTAGCCAATTCCTATCCTCTGGCGGCGGGAAGCTGCGTTATCAGGAATTCACATCGACTGGTCCCTTTACGCCATCGTCGCGCCTCATTGCAAATGGTGGGCAGTGCTTCGTAACGGCTTTAGCTGGTGCTGGCTCTGGCGGTGCGGCACGTATAGCAAGCGCGACAAATCTGTCCCAAGCCTGTGTGGGCGACGCTGGGCAGCTTGTTGAGGGCATGGTTACAGTGTCCGGGGCTACTACTGTAACGATTGGCGCGGGGGGCGCTTCAGTTGCGACTACTGGCACGTCTAATTTCAATACCAATGGCAATGATGGAGCAGATACGACGTTCGGCGCCCTGTTGACGGCAAAAGGCGGTAAAGGTGGGGTGGCGTTTGATAACTCTATAACGCATTCCGCTCGCGGCGGCGATGGTGTAGGGAGCCAAGGGCAATATGTTACTGATGTCACTACGACGCTCAGCGCGCGCGGTGGGGCTGGAAAGAATGGCAAGGGCGGCGGTGGGGGTGGAACGGCTACCTATGGTGTAAGCCACATGACAGCTACGGACGGCGGCGGAGCCGGGGCAGTGGCTAAGTCTGGAAACGTATCCGCTAGCAATGCTGCAGCGAATTCAGGAGCAGGTGGTGGTGGGGTAACGCTTGGGCTCGCATCGGCATCGTCTCAAACCGTCACCAGCGGCGCTGGCGGCTCCGGGTGGCTTCGTGTGGTGTGGTTTGAATAAGGACGCCCATAAATGGCAATCGTTCAGATTTCAGACGCAGGGCAGGGCATAAATGACGATTGTCAAAATATCTGATGTAGGCAAAGGACTGAATGCAGACCTTACGCCAGAAGAGCTACAAATGGGCGTCTGGAGCGATGCCAGGAACATGCGGTTTGCGAATGGTTATGCCCAGCGGTTCAATGGCCTTGCCCCCATCTTTGCGGCTCCGGTAGTAGAGCCTTACTACATCACCGCGTTTCAAAAGCCCAACAAAAGGCTGTGGATTCACGCCGGGACTGAACGAGTATTCAGTGACGACGAATCGGTACGGACGGAAATCACCCGCCTCGCTGAAATCACGATCAGCACGCTGACGCATGTAACGACGACTGCGACGCTTAAAACCAGCGCAGCGCATGGGTTGAGTACAGGCAATAGCGTGACGATTTACGGGGCCTATCCGCTGCAATACAACGGAACGTTCACGATCACCGTTACAGCGCCCGACACATTCACGTTCACGATGGCGAGCGACCCGGGGGCAGACGCTTCGGCGCTTGGGCATCTCACCGGGCCTTCTGCAGCTACTGCCAATTTCACCGGAACGCGTGACGATCGGTGGACAGGTGGTGTTCTGGCCGGCATTCAGGTTCTGAACAACGGGGTAGATGTCCCGCAATACTGGACGGGAGACGCGAACAAGCTGCGAACCCTGCCAGGATGGAATGCAGGATGGACGGCGGCTTCTCTGCGCCCATGGAAAAACTACCTGATCGCGCTCGACATTACAAAGTCAGGCGTTCGCAATCCACACATGATTAAGTGGAGCGTGGCGGCGGTTCCTGGTTCTCTCCCAGATTCATGGGATGAAACAGACGTCACTCGGGACGCGGGCGAGCTTCCTGTTTCTGATACTGCTGATTTGCTAGTGGATGCCCTTCCCATGGGTGACGTGCTCATTATCTACAAAGAGCGTTCCATGTACGCGCTGCGCTTCATTGGCGCGCCGTACATCTTCCAACTGCAGAGAATACCTGGTGATTCTGGCATGCTGTTCAGGGGGTGCGCAGTGAGTACCCCTCTCGGCCATGTTGTCCTCACAGCGGGAGATGTGGTGCTGAACAACGGCCAGGGCGCTGAGTCGATTGCAGACGGGCAGATTCGGGATTACATCTTTCGCAACCTCGATTCCAGCAACTACAAAAAAGCCTTCGTAACGTCTAATCCGCAGAAAAACGAGGCTTTGATCTGCTTCCCCTTCGTGGGTTCTACGAATTGCGATAAGGCTGCGGTGTGGAATTGGAAAGAGAAAACCTGGGGTTTGCGCGATCTGAGCAATGTCACCTACGGGGCTACTGGGCAGATTGCCGCTACTTCGTTCACTACCTGGGCCGGAGATTCTGAATCCTGGGACTTGGACACGTCAACATGGAACGAAGACCCGTATTCCCCAAATCAGGCCAGGTTACTGTTGACGCAAACCAACAGAATCGCCGGGTTTGACATTTCTGCTGGAGACGATGGAGTCACCGGGTTAACGGGGAGCCTGACGCGAACGGGAGTTTCTCTGGACAACGCACAAGCCATGAAGATGGTTCGCGGGGTTTACCCGAGGGTCGATGCGCCTACTGGGTCTGTGATGACCGTTGAAGTGGGTTCATCCATGACGCCTGATTCCCCGGCAGTATGGAGCGCGCCAGCATCTTTTGTAGTTGGCCAGGACATTAAAGCCGACACTTTTGCTAATGGGCGCTTTCTGTCGTTTCGTTTCGCCTGCTCAAAACCGTGGCGCATGCGAGCCTTTGACATTGACGTTGACTATGCGGGGCTGTACTGATGTATATCCCTTCTCACAGCGCAGACGCAGAGTTTCAGGAAGTCGCGCGGGCTATGTCACAGCCGCAACCCTTCATGCTTCTGGCAACAAGCTACGCAGCACCTGGCAAGCCGCAGGACGGAATGATTGTCAAAGCAGACGGAACGCATTGGGACCCCGGATCAGGGGCGGGGTTTTACGGATACAGAAACGGCGCTTGGCAACTTTTGGGGTAAACAATGAGCTATTACGATCAATATAAGAACGCCACTTTCGCACCAGACTACCAAACTCCCGATTGGTATCGCCAGAATTTCGGGATCGGAATTGATGGGAATGGCGCGAGCATGGATGCGTACTTTGCCAGCCACCCAGCGGAGGCGGCAGACTTTCAGCGCATCACCAGCGGCCAAACGTCGCAAATGTCCACCAATGGCTCGACGCTGCTCAAGACGCCATTTGCGAATATGTCGCAGGATGCGCAAGGCTACTATTCGCAAAACCCGAATGCGCAGCTAGCGGCTGAAGGGTTCGGGATGGACCCGACCCTCGCGTACATGAATTACACGCAAGGGCCTGGATCTATTGGGATCAAAGACCCAAAAAACACAAATTCGACAAGCTACATGCGGGATAACCGCTGGACGCCAAACGGAATTCAGGGGAACAACAATTCAGCCATGTATGCCGCGATGCCTTTCGGTGGCGGTGGTGGAGTAAGCGGGGCGAACACCTACAGCACCCGCCCCCTTCAGGTTGATGCGCAGGGCAACCCGATCGGTGGCGGCCAGGGGCAAAGCGGGGTAGCTTCGAGCTTCAACCAAGGCGTCAGCGGAAATAATGGAGTGTCCAACCCAACTCCTGGCTGGAATCAACTGGGCGGGGCGGGCGGTGGAGGTGGCGGAGGTGGCGGCGGAAGTGGCAGCGGGTCCATGTCTACCACGTTCGGCATGAACCCCTATCTCCAAGAGATGGGCGACCGCATGGCCGGAACCATGACGAACAACTGGCAGCGCCAGGTGCAACCGCAAATTGCGTCTGGTGCTATGGCCGCTGGTGGGTATGGAGGTTCGCGCCAGGGCGTAGTAGAGGCCAACTCTGCCAACGACCTGAACAACGGCATTGGTTCTGCTCTGGCGAGCCTGTACGGCAATGGATACAACACAGGGTTGCAGTATGACCTTGGCCTGAAAAACAACCAGCTGGGTTACGCGAACCTTGATCGGAACATCAGCAACGACAACAACAACTGGCAGTTGCAGGGGGCGAATTTCGGCTTGGGCATCTATGACCGATTGCAGCAAGGCAACCAAATCGGCC